TATAATGGTATAGATCGATTTCCTGAGATTGATAATTGTGATATATTAATTATGACACATCTTTTTGGTCAAGATCTTATTATTGAAAAAGAAGATATTGAAAAATTTAAAAAAATGCATAATTGTTTAATTATAGAAGATAGAGTACAAGGTGGTACATTATATCATTCATTTAGTCATAATTATGTGGATATTGCTTTATATTCTACAGGTATGGATAAAAGACCTGTTGCATTGGGTGGAGGATTTGTTAATATTCGCAATACTCATCATATTTTGATAAATAAAATATGTAAAAATATTTTAGAATATAAAGAAGAAAGTAAATTATCAAGATTATTTTTTATATTAAAGAAGATACCAACATTTGTATTATATAATAACAGATTTACATTAAATATTTTGATTAAAATGGTAAATTTATTATCATATTTTGATAATTCAATATCATTATTAAAACTAACTGAACATTATCGTAAGAAAAATCCTGGATTTGAACATGATAGTTATTTACAGATGCCGTCAAATAGTTTAATAAAATCAATTTATGATAGTTTACCAATGTTTAAAAATATTGAAAAACTTTATAAGAAAAAACATAATCAATATATAGATATTTTAGATATGAATGATTTAGATGTGGATGATTTAGAATTGAATATTAAAAATAAATATTATCCATGGGTGCATAGAGCAGATTTATTAACAGCATATAATGCAATTTATATACCAGATAAAAGGATAAATAATTTTTTGGAATATATTAAAGATGAAAAATTTTGTGTCTTAGTTAATCCGACATATAAAATATTCAACTTTGAATATGAAGGTAGAGATAAGAATCAAGAATTTGTAGATAATATTTTATATTTACCATCACTTGCAAATATGAAAAAAAATGAAATGAAATATTTAGCAAATGTTCTTAAAAGTTTTACATAAATAAATAAAACGTTAACATATTATATATGAAATAATCATTTATAATATTACCACATCAGCTATTTATTAAGAATTTTTATAATAAAGATGATAAGATTATTATCTGGGAACATCCTCATTATTTTAAAAAGTACAATTACAATAAGAAAAAACTTATTCTACATCGTGCATCTATGAAATATCATTATAATTATCTCAAAGAAAATGGTTTTATTGTAAAATATGTAGAATATCATGAAAAATTTGATCCAAATATAAAAGAGTATCAAATATATGATCCAGTTGATAAAATAAAGTTGCATGGTAATCCGGATATAATAGATACACCAAATTTTCTTTTAGATTTGGAGGATTATGAGAAATATCGTAAAAAGACAGATAAGTTTTTCTTTAATGCTTTTTACATGTGGGGTAAAAAGCAGATAAATTATGATGATTGGGATCAAACTAAATGGCAAAGATTAGTAAAAATGAAATCTCAAGATAAACTAAATCGTAAAAAAATGCCTAAAAATATTAAAATTCCTGATTTACCATCAAATAATTTTGATGATGAACAAAAATACATTGATGAGGCTATTAAATATGTAGAAAAACATTTTAAGAATAATTATGGTAATACAGATGATTTTATTTTTCCAATATCTCGTAAAACTACCAAAAAATGGTTGCAAGATTTTATTAAAAAGAAATTTGATAATTTTGGCATTTACCAAGATTCTATTGTTAAAAATGAATCATATCTATTTCATTCTATTCTTTCAACTTCCATCAATATTGGGTTATTACATCCTCACGAAATTATTGCCGAGATGTTGAAATATAAAGGGAAAATACCTGATAATAGTTTGGAAGGATATATTAGACAATTGTATTGGCGTGAATATCAAAGATATTGTTATATATATTATGATTTTGATGGTAAAAATTATTTTGGTAATAGAAAAAAATTAGATGAAAAATGGTACAATGGTTCATTAGAAATAGAACCTATTGACGATTGTATAATAAAAGCATTTGATACAGGATATTTACATCATATAGAGAGATTGATGGTGATGGGTAATTTTATGAATCTAAGTGGTATTTCTCCTAAAGAAGGATTTAGATGGTTTATGGAATTTAGTTGTGATAGTTATGAGTGGGTAATGCATCAAAATGTTTATGAGATGGTTTTTTTTATTTCAGGTGGTGATACTATGCGTAGACCTTATATTTCATCAAGTAATTATATTTTAAAGATGAGTGATTATAAAAAGGGTGAATGGTCGGTTGAGTGGGATAAATTATATCATACATTTTTGGAAAAGAATAGGGAGAAGTTATGGAAATTTAGATATTATTTTAGATCTTTATAATATTAATCGGATAAATAATAAGAAACAATAAAAATTAACCAAAACACAGTTGTGCTGATATCAAGAGAAGATAAGATAGCAATTATAAATCCGATAATAGCTTTTTTTGTTGATTCTTTAATTTTTTCTTTATCATTTTCGTTGTAAAAATGAAATACATATATACACCAAATAACAATAATAATAAAAGATATTGTCCAAGCGGGTGTAAAAAATAATTTTATTAATTTTTTATATTTATTAGATAAATAAAGATGGCGAAATGTTAATAATAAAAATATAAATGTTGTCAAAATAAATTTATAGTTCATGATTATAAAATATTATTATATTATTTTTTACAATTGCAGATTTTTATATATTGTTTATTAAAAGTACTCATTTTACCATCCATTGCAGATTTAAGAGGTTCTGTGGTAATTCCTCCTAAAGACATTACATTAACATATCCTAATTGTTGTAATATATTTTTAGCTATATTAGCTCTAATACCTTTTTTACAATAGACAAAAATAAGAGAATGTTTATTAATACCTAAATTTATTAGTTTTTTTTGTAAATCTTTTAAATTTTTCTGTTTTAATGGTGGTAAAGGAGTTTCAATATTTATCGCAGAACAAAGATGATTTTGACAATATTCTTCTTTAGTTCTAACATCTAATAAATAAGGTTCAAATTTCATTAAATTATAAAATTGTGCCATAGATGTAATATCTTGATTAGGATGCATAGATATATATGTAAATATAATAAAAAAATATAAGATAATAATATTAATAATAATAATAATGTCAACAATAATGTCAATAAAGATAGAAGAATATATACTGAATTTAATTGCGGGAAGACCAATTATATGTAATTTATATAATGCAATTGCAAATGCATATAAAATATGTGACAAAGGTGGTAATTTTGTCTATACATTTATTTTAGATGGATATGGTAAAAAAAGGTATAATGGTAGTGAGTTAATAAAATTTGATAAATTATCACAATGTAAATCAATTTACAATATCCTAATAAATGAAAATTTATCAGGAATAGATAAGATGATTATTATTTTATTGAAAGCTAAAGATGAGATATGGAATTTATATATGACATATTATAGAGCTGAAAATGCAATATCAAATGGAAAAATATTATATTATACTTTTATTAATCCATATGGAGATTTTCTTTTATTAGATAAAGATAAAATAAGATTAAATGAAGAACAAATTATAAATTTATTTAATGAAAGTAAAAATATATTATTTAATCCAAATTTAATAATAAATTAACTAAAATTATATACGAAAATATTATATATGTATTATATATAAATCATGTCAAACAGCAATATATTAGAACCAAGATTTAAAATTGGACAGATACAGACACCAGCACAGAAACCTGAGCAAATGGAACCTGAGCCTGAAAAAATACCAACTACTATTGAAGATTATGTGTGTAATTTAATTGCAGGTCGTACACCAATCTCAAATTTATATTTTGCGGTTGATCGCGCACGTGATCAAAGATCCCAAGGAAAACAATTCTGCTACAAAGTTGTTTTCTCGGGTTATGGAAATAGAATGTATAAAGGTTATGAATTAGTTCAATTAGATGATCGTGCATATAGATGTAGTATGGATTTTTTACTTAGTAATTTTAAATCTTCACCATCTCTTGATAACTATGTTTTACTTTTATTAAAAGCTAAAAATGAAATTTTAAGTTTATACCAGGCAAGATATAAAGCACTTTTTATGAGATCTACTTCAAGAATTTTCTGCTATGTTTTCACTAATCCATTCGGTGAAGCAGCTGATGTTAATACAAATAAATTAACTTTCAAAAATGCAAGTGTGTTTTTAGATTTCTTCTGCACATGTGAAAATTCCGGATTTTACCCAACACTTGTTGTACCATGTTAAAAACTAAGCTTTCTTATAAAGAAATGAACTTTTAAGATATTTTATTGTTAAAAGTATAAATTCATTAAAAATTTTTTAACAAAAAAGTATTATTATAATAAAATATCTTATAATAATATATATGTCAGCGAAATGGTGTGCACCACATGTTGAAGATAATAGAATAACTTGTTACAGTCTGGATCAATTGAAAAATATCGCACGTGAATATAATAAAACATGTCCATCTCACAGAAGAATTAAAATTAATAAACAAACTAAAACACAATTATGGCACAATATTCGTAAATCACTCAATGATAGATGTAATAACGAAATTTGCTGGATTGATCAAGACTTTATTAATGATAAAAGACCACTTAAAGAGAGTTTTCGTCCAAAGATGCCGAAAGTATGGAAGGAAGAGAATTACACAACATGGTTAAATACCGATGATATTAATCATGTGATGAGACAGTACGAGAAAAAGTATCCAGATTTCCTATTTATTGGAACTGTTCCATTAGATTGTGGAATAGATTCAAATTTACAATGTCAATTGACTAACTTTGATGTTAATAAAGCTTACAAAAATGGTATTAAAAGCATAGGAATGGTGTATAATACTGGGAAAAGTTGGACAAGTGGAGAACATTGGTTTGCTTGTTTCATAGATTTAAGAAGAAAAACTTGTTCTTTTGAACATTACGATTCATATGCTTCTAAGCCAAAAATGGAAATATATAATTTATATGAAAGAGTAAAAAAACAGCTTAAAAATGGTAATAACATGGATGTTAAATTTAATATAAATAAAGTAGAACAGCAAAGAGA